GCGGTTTATTCATTGCCACGTAGGCTCTTCAGAGTAAGTTAGATGAATTACTAATCATGATGAAAAATCAAGATTTGAAGCTGTAATCAACAGCATTTTCTCACAATGATAAATAAATGAGAATCTTATCCTATATATCTAGCGCATTGTGTGCGTGAAGTTAAATACACTACCCGAACGCAAGTTTATTCAGGTGACGTATTCCACCTTTGGTTGATGTTTAGTTCAAGACTAGTACCATAAAAGTAAATATTTTTAAGATGTGGGCTAATCCCTCGCATGCGGTATTCACTCCGCTCCTCGCGATTGCTTTCGCAGCGATCAAGAGAATCCTTCTATCCCTTAATCGGGCTCTAGGAGCTTCGGTATCTGTAATGGACCGTGCAAGTGTTAGCTTGCTCTCTTTGTTGGTGAGAACATATTCAACTACCCGTGGATTCGTCCACACCCTTTTTAATATGAGTAGTATCAGTAGCTACACCACCGATCTCGTAAGGGATCACGTTTCGCCGACGATGCAAGAAATTGAATTGATGTATTTTGATTCTAATTTCTTCGACATTGTTTACGCGGAACAAACTTATTCCATTTTTGAGTTTATCTCGGAAAACTCTCATGCAACAATTCAATTGACGCGTGAAAAAGAGTTTCGAAGAGAAAAATTGCGCAAAAGAATTAATTCCAAGCGCATAGAAAGGCTTAAGAAGAGTGTGAAAAACGCTCATCTTCCACTTGAACTCAAAACCAAGATTCGCAAATTGAAGAAGAAACCTTTGTTTATGCAATCTGAATCGGGACTCGCGGCAGCCATTCGTGGCGCTTCGACTTCCTTTGCAGAACGTTTTCAGAGTTTTCAATCTTCAGCATTGGATGAAAAATGGGATAAAGGCTTTGACATGATCGAGACATTAGTGTTAACGTTCCTCGCGTTGAAAGATGCAAAGAATGTGACGCAATTTGTTTCTATTTTGTTATTAGCCATCAAGACACAATGTAAAAATGATTCTTCATTGTATAAACAATTTTTACAACATTGCTTTGGATCACTTGATTCTTCAGGTATCCTAGAATATTTTGACCTTAATATGGGATTAGTTTCCCACGAGACGGCCAATCTAAAAGCAGATTTAATGTTGGATGATTTTGGGGATACAGAACTTGAATCACAATTTCATTCCGAATCCGGTTTCACGGATTTAATTGAGGGAATGAAGCAATGTGTCGGTTTGCCATCCGCACTCAAAAATAGTGCAGTTATTAAGAAACTGTATGACTTGGTTGCGATGCTGCTTGCCCTTGGATTTATTTCAGAGACAAAAGAATTGTCCTATTCAGTACAAGGTATGGATTTATTCCGTGTCAATGCTTTGAAAGGACGCAAAACTATTGTCGATCTTCTGGAGGTTATAATGGAATCCGCTTCGTTTTTCTGCGAAAGAGGATATCGTTGTTTTCAAGAGAGATCTGTGATGCCCCTATTTTTAACCGAAGAGGCGGCAGTGCAATTTGAAAAGGATTACACGCAACTAGTAGCGGGCTACCAATTTGTTGAAATTGGCAATTATGCGGAATCACCATTTCTTGATGAGAGAGATTTTGATCTGCGTTTAGCTAATTTGACAGAGGCATGTAACCGTTTACTGGAAGCTGTACCCAAGGGTGAGAGGCCGTATGTGCAAAAACGCTATCAAACGTTGTTAACCATGAGAGCCAACTTTGAAATTCGCCGGACTTCCGGTGGTTTGAGACCAGCTCCATTCTCCTTCCTAGTACATGGAACTTCGAGTATTGCTAAAAGTTCTATTGTAAATAATCTAATGACTTTCTCATTGCAAAGTATGGCTAGATTTGAAGGGAAGAAGGAATTCGTGGTAGATCCTCGTATGATATGCACCTTGAATGAAATGGATAAATACCATTCAGATTACAAGTCTCACATTCAGGCAGTTTTGTTGGACGATTTGGCTAATGCTAATCCAAAGACAGTAGATGTAATCCTACGGTTAACATAATTAATTTTGTGAATAATATTCGTAGAACTGCAATTATGGCAGAGGCCGATTTGAAAGGTAAAATTCCACTTGAACCGCGAGTAGTCTGCGCAACCACCAATGTGTGGGCGTCGTGGGCAAGATATTATTCGCAAGAACCCCTTTCCGTGTTGAGACGATTTCAATATCATATCAAAGCACGAGTTAGGGATGAGTTCAAGAAAGACGGGACCACAATGATTAATGGTAAAGAATTAGCCAAAGAAGCTGCATTAGGTAATTTCACACCTGATGCTTGGCTTTTTGATGTCATTGAATTTGTGGGAGCA